GCCCCTTCGGAGCGTGCCAACGTGAATAGCCTCCCTGTCGAGAGCCTACAGCGTGTCGCCGACGAGCTCCGGCAGTACACCCCCGAGCAGCGTATGCAGCTCTTCCGCCTCAAGCCCGACCGTGCTGAGGTCATCGTCCCTGCGGCAGACATCTTCCTCTTAGTCGCCTCGATCACCGAAGCGACGGAGATCATCGTCCCCACTAAGGGGCTCGCCGACGGTATCGTTGACTCCGTCTGCCCGATCCTGCCATAGCGCTACCCAAGGCGTATTTTCCACAACGTCCGTCGCCCTCCACGCTCACTACAGCGGGAGGGCGACGGACGTCCTCTATATATAAATAGGTATAGGCTTAGCAGCATGGCTAAGTGAAGCAGTACTGGTCACGAAGGCAACCAGTACTGGTAGCACATACTGACCAGTACTGATCCATCACGTGAGCAGTACTGGTCAACACAGCGACCAGTACTGGTTCATTTTCCATCCTCGTAATCATCTCACTCAAAGTCCCCTACAAAGGCATATCTTCATCCATAAAGAAGCGTCCGAGCTCACCACGCAAGCTCTCCCCCTTGAAGCCCTTAGGTTATTTAAATATTTGTCTTAACTTTGCCATGTCTTACGAGTATACCCGAGGACATTATGCTGGTGAAGCGCACCAGTCTGGACCTAGGGTAGTAAGGGAAGCCGGTGTGAATCCGGCGCAGTACCCGCTACTGTAAGTCACTCCCTATCTGCAGCTCCCCACGGGGATGATGGATAGGCTCCTCCTACGACGGAAGGACCAACGAGCTCTTCGCCGAGCATCTTGGCAGACCTTCGCCACTGAGTACGAAGCTACTTGGGAAGGATCGTAGGAATGAGAAGTTAGGGTGATAAGCCAGGAGACCTGCTCATGAGATCCAATGTGTCAATCTCGGGAATAAGATTGGGAAGACATTGCCATGAGACGCTCCTCCTGATGGTAGCTCTCTCCGATGTGTGCACCTTCACCTACCCCACCCGACGGATCGCCCGTCAGCACTGGTAGTGAAGGAAGTCTTTCTGCCCCGCTCTCCGAGACGCGCAGTGGCTTCCAGATATTGAAATGTGTCGTGCGTATCACTTCGCCCGCAAGGACGAAGCCGGAGAGAAGGTCACCTCATCAGAATATCCCCCGATAATCTTTTGAACATCCTGCAGCTGTGTGCCCCCTATCGGGTCGTACACAAGCCCGCTTGTGACAAGTAGGACAAGGCTCTACTCTGTCTGGGATCTCTATGGGTCTGGTACTCGCAGGGGTCTTTCTTCATGTTCCTCCAACCTATCCAAAACCGCCCCTGCCCCCCATAGGGCCAGCCAGGGATACCTCGCTGGCTGCACCACCTCGATCCATACGCCGACCATGTTAGGTGCACGGCTCGGTCTAAGGCTCGTCACAACTCCCCTCGGAGAGATGTGACATCAGCTTTGACCGTCGCCGGCCCCAATATCTTGCTTGCCCTGTACGTCTACTCTACCGAAAGAGCTGAGAGCAAGAGCAGTCATGCATACTACTTTAGGGTCTATGTGAGGTATCACCACCCGCGTAGTCCCATCCGAATACCATAGAGTCCTTACTCCTCACCCCTTCCGCACCCTCATCTCAGCATCCGCCTCGCGACGGAGGCTACGCACTCTGCAATTGCTTATCTACCGATTTTACGTTACTTTTGCAGCCGAATGCGTACGCCTATGGTGTGCGTTACATGGTCGCCCAGATGGTGGAATGGTAGACACGAGGGACTTAAAATCCCTTGACCAATAGGTTGTGTGGGTTCGAGTCCCACTCTGGGTACAATCAATGGATATACCCCTCTGTAAATCAACAACTTACAGAGGGGTATTTTCTTACAGCGGACGTTTTAGCGGACGCTTTTGCGGGCTACCTGCCCCAAAAAGGCAAAAAGGAAGCCTCGAGAGATTACGCCCCCGAGGCTTCCGAACACACACAAACACCACTCTGGGAGGTCACAGCCTCCCCTTTTTCTTTTTAGGCGTTATGCCCAGCTGGTCGGCGTTGTCTCGCAACCAAAACGCAGGCTTCCCACGCTCAAAGGATGCAGAGATGCGGTCGCCGTTATCGGCAACCCAGTCAGACAGCCCAGCGGGTACGCTCTCCACCAGCGGAGTCGCCTCTGGGTCGTCGGGGTCATCCGCTAGTATAGTCGTCGTATAACATCTGCATTGAGGATGCCACCCTGTAAACTTGAAGTCTTTAGGATAGTCACCTGCGAAGTCATCGCAGATGCAGTGGAAGGGCTTGCCGTTGAGCGTATGGTTCTCGGAGAGATGAACACGCACCCCACGGACAAAGTCGAACGTTTGCACTCGCTGGTAGTCCGCAGTGCGGTAGGCGATATTCGTCTCGGTGGCAGTCAGTCGCAGGGCGTTCTTATAACTGCTTCGGTAAACACCCTGTCCAGGATGATAGGCGGCTGCCGATTGAGATAAGCGCAGTTGTCCGTGTGCGTCACGCACCCTGCGAAATAACCTCTCGGGCTCTCTGAGGTACGCACGCAGGTCTCGGCTTAGAGCTGCGCTATCCTTCCCCTGCCTTAGCCCTAAATCAATAGCAAGCTCCATCTCCGACTTCGCCTGCATAGAAGTACGCCACACACGCCCCGACAAGTCCATACCACCCTCCTTTCGTGCGAGGAACGCCGCTAGAGCCTTCTCCCTCCGTGTGGCGGTCACACTCCCACGGATAGCCAGCTCGAGGGCGTCATTCTTTGCATCTGCTCTCTCCCACGCATAAGATACTGCGCTGGTCACCTCAGATAGCATACGCCTCGACAGAGTGCGCACCAGCACATCTGCACGCTTCTTCGTGAGAGGATAGTCGTCAAAGAGGAACGCCCGCTCTTGGTCAAAGTCCACAAGCGTAGCAATTAGAGAGGCTTCGTGAAGTGCCTCCTCGAAGATTGCGAGGATGCGCCCTTGTGTAACGCCTATTCGCTCGGCTATCTCCTTGGCGTAGGCTCGGGCATCTGGGAGGTTGGACTTCTTCGCCATTAGTATCTATACTGCTGGAACGTCACACGGCTTGCCACTATGTCGTTCGTGGCGTAGTCCGTGACCTCCATAGACTGGTAGCGGAGGTAGTAATCTCTCCCAGCTATCCTCCACTGCCCTTCCGCTCGCTGGCGGAGTGCCTTGCAAAAATCAAGATGCGAGCGGACGCAATTCACGCCACGCACCCACACCTCCATAGTTATATTGCGCTCTTTCTTCCCTGCACCCAGCGTAGTAGTAGATGCGTCCTCCGCCTTGCTTGACGCCTCTAACGCCACCTTGCGCTCTGGCTCAGAACGGAGCGTTGTCATATCGGGGGCAACCTTGACCCCAAGGCGTGTCCGTAGGTCTTCTGGCGTGAACACCCCCTGCACTACTACTGGCATCCCAAACAGAGGGAGCATCGAGGGGCTGAGCGTTATTCGTTGCCATCCGTTGAACGGCTCGTGGGGGGTTGCGTGTGAGATAGTCGAGGCCAGCGTAGTCCCCAGCAGGTCGAAGTTGCAGGTGTCCCCTGCATTGAAGAGCTGGGTGGTCTTGACATCTACCACCACCGACAGCGGCTCTAGGTAGATAGGCTCTCGAAGGTCGTAGTCTATGCCGTCACTCTCCGCCCAGTTCCCAGATATGCGCGGGGCTTTCGCCTTGGGCATCTGCAGAAACGCCTCTGGGCTTGCCACCTGAACGGTAAGACGCACGCCTGCTTGTGTAGTGAGCGTTGTTGTCATAAGATGATAGCTGTATCTAGGGTTTGCACCTGCACATCGCAAGAGCTATCAGCGTGGATAGCCACAACGGAGTTGCCTCGTGCGATGATATTAGCTTTCGCCCCGTGCATCATAAGAAGAGAGGTTGCGCCCTCCTCCGCTCCATTTACATATATAGTCACATCACCTGCACCAGCAACGAAGTAAGCACCACCGCTAACGGAGAGGACGGACGTGGCGACGTCTGAGAGGAGCGTCACTGGCAGGCCTGCGAGGTCGTCCCTATGCTCCTCGAGGAGATCCATAGAGGGGAAGCCCGTGGCGAGTGCATGCTCGATACCCCGAGGGTGCAGAAGGCAGTCGATGAGTTCCGCAGGCGTGTATTCCACGCCCTCGGTGAGTAGGCAAGATGGGCGCTTCCCGCTCACCGCCTTGTATATCTGTTGGCTTAGCGTCATCATTCGGCAATCTTGAAGTATAGGCGTGCGCTCACAAGAGATTCTGCTCGCTCTGGGCTTGGCGTGGTAGACACGCCCTCAGCCAATCGGAAGAGAATATCCCCAGTGCTTGACGCACGAAGGGAGGTAGCCCAGTTCGTCAGCAGGCGTTCCAGATCTGCGCATCTCTTTAGGTTGGTTCTGCGGACGGCTGATGCACCCTCCATAAAGTCGGGAACGTAGATGGTGACACGGACAAAGCCACTCTGTCGCTGGTCTGCCGTAAGGGCGGTAACAGACACTACTGCGTCTTCATCGTTGCTATCTCTCGTCCTTGTTCCCTGTCGTCGCACGCTCCCACTGATAGCATCGGAGAGCGGTGTATCTCGTAGCTGTTCGATGACAGCCGTCTGAACATCCGTTGAGGTGTACATTGTGTTGTGTGGTTGTGGCTACTTGCGTTGCCATTTGAGGTTTAACTTGTCGAGCATCTTAGGCACTTCGACGCGTGCGAGAGCTTCTGCGCTGTCGATGACATTGTAGCCCCTCGCTGCTACATAGTGAGCGTAGTGCATGCCAGCCACCACCACCAGCACATAGCCAGTCGGTGGAGCCTCCGCTATCGCCTTGGATAGGCTACTTTCCCCAGCGGAGCGCCCCGCAGGCTTATCACCCTGCACGGACATCTCACTTACAGGCACTCCATTATACAGGACGACATAGCCAATCGAAGAGCGCAGGTTGCCCGTGCGGTCGGTGTAGCTGTTAGTCCTATTGTCTCGCGCTTCATTCACGCACTTCTCCCCTAGGTATATGAGATTGCGTACGAGTTGCGCACGCCTCTTGGCTATCTTCTCCTCGATAGCTTTGGCGACAGCAGACAACGGAGCGGTGGAAGTTATAGGCATCGTGGAGTAGCCAAAAACAAGACCTTGCGCACTGCCTTTAGCGGGCGGGCTTCCTTGACAGATAACTCCACTCCATTAAGGAGTAAGCGCTCTGCATCGAGTGCGTCCTCGTCCCACTCTATCAGCACACGATAGCGGATATTGGTGTACGGCTCTCCCTCGGACGCCGCTGCGTTGTCGAACTCCTCGGTGCGCCATTGGCAATGAACGAACTCTGACCACTCGGGAGCGCCCTCAACAGGGAAGCCGTCGGCATCTAACGCTCCGACGGCTTGGGGAAATGCGATCTGTAAAGTACCACTATTCGGGAGTAACATCTCTTATCTTTTGAGGAGTGACCCCTTATATCCATATCTCCGCTTTGCCTTTGGGTAAAGCGGGTCGGAAGGGTCAAGATACTTGCGGTATATCTTTTCAGCTTCGTTGCGAAGCGCTTCTCGCGTGGAGTATAGGACATCATAGCTGATTCCCTCTTGTGTGACATTTGGCGCACTGGCAACCATCATCAGCACATCGGCTCGGGCGAGTTGCCACGCACCACCGCCGAGGACTTCGCCACACGCCCCGTCATCGGGGTTCAGCCCTCGCCGCTGGGCGAGCAGGCGCACTGCCTGCCCATCCAGCGGATATGAGTGCTGAGAGAGTAGAGACTCTAAGATTGTCATGCCTAAGCCTTAGCCTTGGTTTCCTTCTTAGAGCCAGTCGTAGCCGTCTCCGTCTCAATGAGGTAGACTTGGTCGCCACCATCGATAACGGGGATAGCGTGAGCCTGCCCCATCGTTACCTCGGCCATGGGGTTCTTCTCGTGGTAGACAGATACCAGCGTGCCGTGGTCGCCCTCGGTGTAGATAACATCCTCTGCGGGGCGCATCTTCTCGACTGGGTAGACCCACACAAGACGACCTACAACACTGCTAGGGAGGAACACCACGTTGGCGACTTCCCATGGTGCGATAGTCTTGTACTTGCCGTCTGCCGTCTGCACACGGAAGGAGCTATCCACCACACGGACATCTACGCCGAGTTCATCCTTGAGCGCATCGACAAGCACCGAGCGAGATGGCGTGGGAAGGTCAGCCACATTGGCGACGACCGCGCCGCCCTGATAGCGCATAGCCACCTGCTTACCTTCTGCGCTCTTTCGGATATTGTCGAGAGCCTTGCGTGATAGCATTACCAGCTCTGGGCGACCAGTCGTAGAGGCAGCATCGAGGACAACCTGCATATCTGAGATAGGCGTTGCGTCTGCTTCGCTCCACTTCTTGCCCACCGTGTAGGTGTGCTCAGCAGCGTAGCCGAAGTCCACACGGACGCCATGCCCATCGCTATCCTCGTCCTTCACCAGCGTCTGACCAGTGGAGAGTCCCTGAAGGAACATTACCTCCTTGGCGACTTCGATACCCTTTACACAGAGGTCTACATCAGCGAGGAGCTTAGTAGCAATCTGCGCCTCTGCACCCCCGACGGCCTGCGCATTGAGGAGGTCACGGATCTCGCTCTCTCTCTTGCGGAATGAGACACCGATCTTGGGGATTTTGCCAGTGGCACGAGCGAGGCGGGCACGGCTCTTGAGAGGCAGGGGCGAATCCATCGCCACGACATCTGCGGAGACTACAGAAGTGGAGAGCGAGGCGCTGTCCCACGAATCCTTGAGAGACTGCTCCGAGGTGAGCATCACCTTGTACAGGAGCTTGGGCTGCTTGTCCTCGGGCGTATCGTTGATGCGCTGGAGGATTTTAGCCATACCCGGCTTGAGGTACTTATCGTAGTACTCCTTAAAAGTTGTTAAAGCCATATCTAAATAGGATTTAGGTTAGAGATTAGATGAACTCGATGCGGGGGAGCGCCTTCTTCACCTCCTCAGAGATGGTGTAAGGCGAAGCGGCGGCACGCACCTGCCCGATGGTCATAACAGGAGCAAGCTCACCGCCATTGACCAGCACATCGGCATTGAGGACACCCACGGGGGTCTTATCGCCAAAGGCGGAGTAAGCGGCTCCAGTAACGCCAGCGGCGTAGTACTTGCCATCCTTGAGGAGGACAACGTGACCAGCACGCACGACCGACACGCCCGAGAGGAGCGAAGTGTCGAGGGCTACACCCGAGGGGATACCTGCGAGATACTTGGTGATTACGATAGAGCTGTTGCCGTCACCGACTACTGCCTTACCAGTCATAAGATCTGTCATAGCTATCTTAGTTTTATTGGTTAGTTACTTAGTTCGTCCCAGTGAATGGGTCGAGGATAGCCCCGCTCTTGGTGAAGTAGAACGCCTTGACGTCTGCCGTATCCTTTGCGAGGACGGCATCAGCCTTCACCTTGTACGCAGCACCCTCCTCCGTAGACCACGCTGGCGATACCGAGATATTCGCCATAGGGATATAAAGCCCTGCCGTATCAGGATCTTCTGGCGTGATGACGATGCTTGCAGCGTCCCCCTTGAGGAGCTTAGGCTGCGCCTCGCCCTTTAGGATGAACACCTCCAGTTCGAGGGTGTAGGAAGGTGCACTGCGTCGAACGTCAAGCGTTACGCCACCTTCACCCTTGAGCTCCTTCTTTTCGCCTTCTGCGCTCTCGAACTTCGTGGAGTTCTCCTTTACAGAGGCGAGGGTCTGTAACCCAGTCGTGGGGATTGTCTTACCCGTGGCGTCAACGGCGCCAATCTTGATAACAGGCTTACCCCATGCAGCTTTTGCCATAGTTAAGTTGGTTAAAGTTGGTTGGAATGTTAGATTTTACCGAGGCTCGGGTTGTCTTGAAAGAGCTTCTCTACATCCTCTGCGGTAGCTTCAGAGCCTGCTGGAGAAGGCATCGGAGTTCTCGGGTTTGTGGCTAAGCCTCTTGTCTTCTCCAAGTCGATAATGCCTTTCACCTCTTCCCCGATACCAGCGGTTAAGGAGCTAAATTCATCGTCTGACAAGTCGGAGTACTTGATGCGCTTGTACCCACTTTGTAGATGCTCGGGTAGGTCACGGATGAGTGCCTCAAACGTAGCCTTTCGGGCATCTACCACCTTCGACTTCTTGAGGGCTTCGACCTCTTCACGGAGGGCGTTGATAATGCCCCGTGTTTCATCGTTGTCCTCCGTTGTCGTTGGTGTTGGCGTTGGCTCGGGTGCGTCGATGGTCTTACCATCTCGCAGGCCGTGCTTTTTTTCATAGTTCTTTATTGAGGTCGTCGCCGCTTCGTTGGCTCTGCGGTCTTCCTCCTTTGTCGTCTCCAGTGCGAGCTCCTTGGCTACCGCTTGGATAGCCTCCTCACCTGCGTCTGGCATCTGCTTTCTCAGCAGTTCTGTAATCACGTCTAAGTTCATAGTTATCTACACGTTAGTGATATACACATATATACCAAATTACACGTATCAAACTTGAAACCTGCACAAAAAAAAGAGTGAGGAAGCCGAAGCCTCCCCGCTCTAAATGTCACCCAAGCGCAATGATGCCTACTCAGGTGCGTAACGTAAACTACGGGCGGAGACGACCGCCTCAATAGCTCTACAAAGGTAGCTAATCTTTTGATACCACCAAATGCTACTACCTCCGAGTGAGTGCGAGGGTGAGCTTAGCGATATGCTCCTGCTGTTGCTGTATGATAGCGTCCTTGGCCAAGAGGAGCGCCCTCAACTCATCAAGGTGCGGTATAAGCTTGTCTACTCCCTCGGGGGTGAAGGGCAAGCCCTCGCCCGTAGTTAGCCACTCATCCGATATCTCAGGGAACACACCCCTAATCACATCTACATCGTACACCTCGCGAAGTCGCCACTGACGCAGTCGCTCTCGGGAGATACCAAGGATAGTCGCAAGCCCTGCATCCGTGGACGCACCAGCGTAGGTGCGCAGCGTGTCCAAGGTAGCCTGCATATTTTCATTCTTTACACTTGCCATATCTGTATATATTTTCCGTTCTTCTGCAAATGTAGTGAAAATATATAGAATGAATAGCTTGTATATCCGTGTATATGTCTATATATAAGTATGTATAATTGTTTTCACTAAAAATTTGGTGGCGTGAAAACTTTGCCTTACCTTTGTAGTGTCAAAGGGTAAGAGACACCCCACGACACGTAACGTAAACAAGACAAAGACAAATGGACAAGAAAACCAGCGAGTACCACATCTGGTGGGTATTCGTCCTCACGGACAGGCTCTCAACTGCTTCACGCAAGCGCCTTGAAGCAAGAGGCTTTTCATCATCGGCATTCTCAAAGTCGCTCAAGCGACACTGCCCCAGCTTGCAGAAGGCAAAAGAGATGCAGGCAGAAGTGCAGATATGCTTGCGAAAGGGTGACCTCGTAGAGACACTACTTATCACCGACAAGCAGTTTGGTATGATGACCACCGCATTCGGACACTAACCACCAATAAGTAAAAGCGAAGCCCCCGCACCGCAAGGTGTAGGGGCTTTCTTTTTAGCCTGTACCACCCCCGGTGCAGGCATAGAGCAGGGAGCGGGCGCAAAGCCCCGAACGGCTCTTTGTGGCTATATGAGCGCCTAAACTTTGGACATTTGCAACGCCCATAGGCATAACTACTTAGTGCAGTCCACCGCCCGCCAATAGCCACATTTCGGGCTATCGTTTGGACAGACCTTAGACAATTACAGACCCCGCAGTAGAGGCAGCCACAGCTTGCGTGACACCCACGCCACCAAAGCCAGCGCAATAGCGAGGAGGGGAGCAAAAGCCTTGAGACGCATTGACTGCCACGCTGTGAGCTGGGCGGGGACTTCGACAACCTCGGTCACTCGGACGCTATCTATACGCCCCGTATTAATTGTGTCCACCCGCCAGCGGTCACGCCACTCTGTGCGGGTGCGCTCTACGGGCACGACCCTAACCTTCGGCGAGCAGGAGGTGAGGAAGTAGCCCAGCAGAGCAACGGCAATAATCACAAGGAGCGTCTCACATGCGCTCAGTCTATTTGCTTTCATCGTAAATCTGTGTAAATACTTTGTCGGGTAGCCACAGCTTGCTACCTTTGTAGGAGAGAGTGCTGGGGCTGGAGATTGGCTTTCAGATTTCGTCATTATAAATCCTATCCAGCCCCTTCCTCTCACGCGCCCTGCCGACTGGCGGGGCGCAATTATTTTTAGGGATGAGCCTCGCCAGCCTCAGCTTCCGCCTTGGCTTTAGCCTCGTCCTCAGCCTGCCACTGAGCCTCTAAGGCTCGGGCTTCCTCCTCGGGCATCAGCTCGTAGAGGTGTGCGTCCTGCTTCGGGCATCGCACGAGGTAGCCTACGCTACGTCTCTCGCGGCTTACCACCATCTGCCCCTTGGGCGCTTTAATTCTCACTGAATGCGAACGTTTCATAATCAAGTTGTTAAAGGGTTATTTATAGTTAATCGTCCAGCCCTTGTCGCTGGCCGTATCTCCGAGGTCTCCCAGCTCCTCCTCGTGAGCGTCGAGGAGCGCACGGCTTAGGTCGATGCGCTTGCCCGTTACGCTCTGTGCGTTGTCCACGAGGTACTTCACACTCTCTACGGAGAGGTTAGCGCAGGCGGATAGATCGAAGTCTACCTTTATCCCCTTGATTCGCACCTCCTCGAGCAACGAGCATCCTTGAAATGCAGCGGCAGCCGAATTGGCACTTGACAAGTCGATAGTCCCAGTAACTCTACGGAGACTTGAACAGTTGAAGAATACGTAGGTGAAATTGGTCAGCTGACCACCCGAAAGATCTATTGATACATCTTTGAGGCTGGCGCACCCAAAGAAGAGACTCGATACATTGGTCACCTTTGGCGCCGCTCCGATGGCTACACTCGTCAGGGAATAGCAACCTGAGAATGCACTTGATATGTCGGTCGCATTTGTGAGTGCTCCCAGCGATACCTCTATGAGAGATCCGCACGAAGATGCGAACGACGACAGATTGACCGCCACACCAACATTCTCAATGCTCGGGAGATTTTTCAACGCCCTGTTTTGGGCGAAGCAATAATCAATGAGTGCTGGCTTGTATCCTCCTGAAATCCTCATCGGAGGAAGCGACTCATCAACATATCCCAAAAATTGCTGGCGTTTAAAGATGGACATTGTTACAGCCTGCTCCTTCATCCCCTCCACCGCCTTAATCGTGTCTACCAGCGGTGCGTTCTCCGCCACGACTGCCCCCTTGCCTGCGAGCGCATTATTGAGCTGTCGGAGCTTGCCCTTGAGGTCGAGCACCGCCTCCTCGGCTCGTTGCTTACTGCTCTTCTGTGCCATACACTACTGCCTTGATTAAGTTCGCAAACGATCCGATAGTATCTGCCCACTCCTTCTCGGTGAGCTTTGGGTTGTCGTCCGTTGTGTCGAGGTAGGATTGATAGGCATCCTTGCCCTTTGCCCCCTTGAGGCTGGCGAGGTAGTCCGTGAGCGTCCCAGTGAAGCTCTGCGCCTCCTTGGCAAGCTCATAAGCGCTCTTACCTGCTTCGCCCTTGAGTGAGGCTACCCAGTCCTCACGTGAGCCATCATAGCCCCCAGCCTTGGCTACTTCGTAGGCATCCTTGCCGTCCGAGCCTCGCAGGGATGCAAGCCACGCCTGCTCGTCACCCACATATCCGTTGCGAACCGCCACCTTGTAGGCGCTCTCTCCGTCGTCGCCCTTCTCCCCCTTGAGCGAGGCTATCCACTCCGTGAGGCTACCCTCGTAGCCCTCCGCCTTGGCGAGTTCGTAGGCGGAAAGCCCCGTCGCCCCGATGAGTGTCTTTAACCACTCTTCACGACTACCCGTGTAGCCCGCCTTCTTGGCGACTTCGTAAGCGTCTGCACCATCCTTGCCGACAAGGCTCTTTAGCCACTCTTGGAGCGTGCCTTGGTAGCCCTCTTGCACCGCCAGCTCGTAGGCGGACTTGCCGTTACCGCCACCGCCTGCTCCGCCCTTGGGTGTTAGGCTCTTTATCCATTCTTCCTCCGTGCCTTCGTAGCCATGCTTCACGGCTATCTCGTAGGCGCTAAGCCCACGCAAGCCATCCAGCACGTTCGCCTGCACCTTGACGGGGGTCTCGTTGCTTCCGTACTTAGTGACCTTGCAGAGGTCTACCACTATCTCGTAGTCGTGGTAGCCGTCAGCGTAGGCGGGGTCGGGTATACGCCCCGTAGCGGTGAGTGTGTACACGCCTAAGCCCAGCTGTCGTGAGATGTCAGCCGTGACCTCCACCACCAGCTTCTTATCCTCAATGGCGTGCGGGATGGGAACGCACCCAGCTCCGCTCTCGCTCGCCACCTTTACGCTCAGCTCCTCCAGCTCAGCAGGGTCGAGGACTTCGCCCGATGGCTGTTTGACCAGCTCCACGGGAATTCGCTTGTCCGTGCCTCTCTGCACCAGCTGGAGCGTCTTGCCGTCGCTCTTACTTCCAAATGGTCGCATATAGTTATGTTTTGTTAGGGGTGGTTAGATGCAGGGGAAGGCGGAGGCCTCACGTCACCGCCTTCCCTGCTGTTGTTACTTTAGTCGCGTGAAGTTCTTGCCGTCGTTAGTCGTCATCGCTTCCTGCTTCGGCATTTCGCCGAGCGGTGGTATGGCGACGTGTACCCACACGCTCTGCCCCTTGCGCTCGTAGATGACCTGCTGGTAGCCTCCGCGTTTGCGGATGAGGTCGAACAGCTCCCGCAGTCGCTCGGGGCTCTTCGCTGGCACGATGTCAGCGGCCTGTCCTGCGAGGTGCTGGCTATTCTTTACTCCTCCGACGTCATTATTAACTCTCCAGCTTCGGAAGCCCGATGTTACCTTGATCGGCTCACCGAACGCCTCACGGATGCCGTCGAGGTAGTCAATCAGTCGCAGGAGGTCTCGCTTCTGCGTGGCGTTGGGGATGTTGTCATATCCGAGGCGCGCGGCCGTTTGGCTTCGCGTCAGCTCCTCGAGGGTGAAATACTTACTCATAGTCTCTATTCTACTTTTGCGAGGTTACGGACTTCGTTAAGCGCCTTTGCCAGCTCCTTAGCAAGCTCCTGCGTCTGCTTAGCGCTGTTCTTAATCGAGTTCGTGTCGTGCTTGGGGAGGTTCTCCCAAACGCTCCAGCACTCCGTGACTACCGCCCCGATAGAGGCAAAGACGGTCAGATAGGGAAGCTCAGGGATCGAGATCCGCGGCTCGAAGTCGATAATGAACAGCAGTACGTCGATGAACGTGAACATGGCGATGAAGAGGTAGTACTTGATGAGCTTGCCGAAGACACGGCGAGCGAGGCTCGACTGGATCTTCTGCTTCGTTCGAATAGCCCGCATTATGCCCGTGATCGTGTCGACTATCACGGCGGCCAATACGATAAGCAGAGCTACAGCCATCATCGCAGCCATCTCCTGCGCCTCCTCTGGTGAAAAGAATTTAAACATAGTCTCTTGGTCTTGGTTGGTTATGGTTTGTTGGTTAGTAGTTATCTCCGAATACGAGGAACGTAAAGTCAATATCACTATACAGCGTATTGTCGTACTTGGTGTAGATCTCGAACGAGTTAGCCGTGATCTTCCCCGCCTTTGCGTTGTGTCGCCCGTTGCCAGCGTCCATACAGATCACCGAGTAGCGCGTGTGTCCGAGGTCGTGGGTGACGACATATATACCTGTCTCCTTCCTTCGGATGCTCATTCGGTCGGCTCGCGCTCCCCACTTATGCTCGAAGCTCACGTTTCCAGCGCTCACACGCCCTCCGAGGAGGATGCCAGAGGTGTCCATAGCGCCCTTCACACGTAAGCCTCCTGCAACCTCCAGCATCACGTTGCCTGCGTTGCGGATAGCACCACTCACAGCATCCACGTAGGGCAGGCGTGAGCGGTCTGCGTTGATGTAGTACTCTGCGTTGTGGAAGACGAGGAAGCCCGACTGCGTGAGGTACGTGCCTCTATCACGTCGGCTGTCCGAGGTCACACGGATGTCCGCACGCACAGCGAGCTCGCTCACTCGTGAAATCCCGTTGCCAACGAAGAGGAGGTAGAACACCAACGTGCCGTCGGGATTGACACCGCAAGAGAAGGAGTAAGTACCCCCGTTGTTTAGCATCTTCACCTCGGGTGCGTATGGCGGGTAGCTTGGGTAAGCCGAAGCCGACACCTTGAGCGAAGAGAAGGAGTACATGTGCGCTGCTACCCCCGTGAACGTGAGCTTCACGTCCACCTTAGAGGTGGCGGTGAGATACCTCCCGAGGTCTTTAGGCTGGATAACCACCTCAACCTCTTTTCGCCCCTCTACTCGCCCGTTGGCACCGCCCTCCATTCCCGTAAGCTCTACGGTGGGTAGGTTCACCACGACATTCTCCACCAGCTTCCCTCGGCTTATCACCTTGATGTCGGGGTGCGTGTCGCCAATCTTCACTGCATAGGGGTTCTCAATGTCGGGGCTATCTCGGTAGCGGTAGTTCTCGAGGTAGAGGTGCGACCCCGCTGCGCCTTGCCCCTGAGGGTGGCGGATATGGAAGTACCCGAAGTCTGCGCTCCCGTCGTGGTGGATAGCCGTTTGGTACGTCTCGTTGCCCTCTTCTAAGCCCTTGACGCCCGCTGCGAGGGCAGGCGCTCCAGCCTTACCACTGATGTAGGAGCGTATCTTGCCCGATGTGTCCTTAGCTCCGACGAGCGTACTTAGCACTACACCGCCCTGTATCTCCGTCGTACCCTCGTGGATAGCCTTGTGCAGGTAGTCCGAGGGGTAGGACTTCTCCTCACCGTCGGGGTGGCGGAACTTGATCTTGTCACTCACGATTTCTCCCGTATTTAGGTTAATGGATGTGCTTCCGTCAGCTGATGCGATGCGCTCCGTGCGTATCTGGCTGGGCAGTATCTCGGTAAAGCTGTATAGGCGAGAGAAGGAGCGTGCGCCAGTCTCGTCTGCGGAGGAGAGCAGGCCGAGAAGAAGGCACGTTGCCGAGCCGTCGTTAAGCTCTCGGGGGTTAGTGTCAACCACGAACGCCCCAGTGAGCGAAGCCCCCACCCCATTGTTACAGCGTGCGTAGATGTAGTAAGGCATGTTATGGTCAGAGAGTGCAGGCGTGCGCATCTCTGGGAGCGACCATACCTTCCCCGCATTAGGCTCAGAAGAAGAGAGCGTGCGAGACGGGTTGTACAGCCACTCTATCTGCCCAGCTGGCAAGCGCAATACCTGCGTATCCTTGTTGTACTCTGGCGTCCAGTTCGCAGGGGTCTTGAAGCGAAGTTGCGTCTGCGGGTCTCCTGCGATGAGTTGCATCGTCTTAATCGTTGCAGGGCTGATGGACGAGGAGAAGCGCTCAGCAGTCGCTCGGGCTATCTGCTCCGAGGCTTCCAGCGCCTGCTTGTAGTTGCGTGAGCCTTCTTGTCGCACCTCCTTCACCGCCTCCTCCTGCCGTGCGCCCTCTTGGCGCATCTGCTCTATAGTCGTGAGGATGGAGGATGCGGATACCCCAGTACCCAATTCAATCTCGGGCGTTTCGGGGCTGATGAGATAGTCCTTAATACCAGTGATGCGCAGGTCTACTCCGTAGGGGATTAGCTCAGGGTCGGACAATCGAACGTACCCACCGAGGCGGATAGCACCGCCCCTGTTCGTCCAGTCCTTTTTCGCCCATAATCCGTCAAGGTCGGCACGATAAACATACGGGTGCTGTGTAGCTTCGTGTAGGTGCTTGAGCGCACGGCGGAGCAGCTCCCACTCTGCACCCGTCTTAGTCTTGTTGTCACGTATGTAGGGCGCAGGAAGCTCAACAGAAAACACTGCGTACTTGTCGCCAGCCTTAGCGATGTACGGAGCTTCGGGCATCCATACCCCGTCTACCTCCTTCCCGATGATGGTAAAGCGTCTATCCTTGTGGGTGTACTCGGCTTCGAACGTCTGCCCAGCGAGCATCCCGCCTTGGAACGCAACGGTAAGAGGCTGGTTAGGGATAAGGCACTGGGTATAGTCAAGTGAGGCGGGAATAGACGTGTCGGTAAAGGCAAACAAAGGGTGCTTATCCTTCGTCTCGCCCTTGACCTGCTCAAAATTCGTCACGCTCCCCACTCGAGAGGGATAGATGTCGGTAGCGTCTAAGCTACCCTCGCCACCCGTGAGCCCTTCCGTCTGCACTCGCTCCACATAGTCACCATTTGGGCTAACCAAGTATAGCGCCTGCGTTCTTGTGTTGTACCCTGTTTCTCCTGCGAACCTATCCCCATCAAAGAATACGGATTCACTCTTAGGCATGTGCAGGGTCTTTGAGCCGTACCTATCGTGGCGGATGTTGCGATCTGACCCCCGCACATACAGACGCTGGATAAGGGTCTGGCGTTGGTCGTTCTCACGCTTCAACCCCGACTTTAGCCCCTTATCCTTCCCATAGGCAAGGGGTAGCGGGCTGGTGGCGTTCGCCTCAATCTTCCCCAGTCTGATAGCCTTGCCCTCTGCGACCCACTCGGTGTCGAAGGTCTTAGCAATAAGCCCCAGCGCACTAAGGCAGTCCGTATGGTCGTAGCTGATGAGCTTCTCGGGAGCGTCAAGGCAAGACGCAATAGTCCACTTCTCCGCCTCGGTGTCCGCACCACTCGCTGCGTCAATGAGCATTCGCAGATGCTCCTCGGGCTTTGCAGTAAGGTTGAACTTTACCGCCCCATCTGTGCGGTGCTTCATTCGCCACAGGCGCAGGCGCTCGCAGGGCGCACCCAGCGTTAGTAAATGATGATAGGACTTGTCGTTATGCTTCGTGATGACCGCAGGGGATAGCAGTGTGTAGGTAGCCCCCTCGAAGCGAATAGTAGCCCCCACGGGGATAGTCGTAAGGCGGTCAGAGACAAACGTGAGGTGAACTCTGTCCTCCCCCGAAATCTTTCTATATCGGTAGCTCGTATCCTCGGGGGTAACGCTCGTTAGCGGTCGCCCATTGACGAAAAATGTAATAGTCATAGTCGGCTCGGTTGGTTAGTATGATGCTTCGCTCGCTTCGTACTTGCGCTCCTCTCTGATGTCATCGAGCGTTCTGTCAGGGTCGCTCGTCCAGTTGAGGAAGGCGATGCCGTCACGCTGTGAGATAAGCCCAGCGGAGAGCGCCTGTGCAATGTTCTGTATCGTATCCTTCTCGTCTGAAATCTCGAAGGGCTGTACCTCTACCTTCGGGACGATGCTCATAAGAGCCTCGGCAAGGTCGGGGCGCATCACCGACGCAAAGGAGCGAAGCACTGAAAGCTCACGGAGCAAGAATACCTCCAGCTCGCCAGCCTCGTCTAGCACCTTGAGCTTCGCATCGATGTAGAGCTGTTTACGGCTCTCGCCACTCATTGGCGTGCTTTTCATCTCGCTGTGCGACCAGTCGGGAAGCTGGAGCGCATCGAAGAACGTACTGCGCAGTGTCTGATAGTGGAACTTTAGGCTTTCTGGCGCACCATCCCACGTGACGTACTGCATACTCGAGCCCTTGGGAAGCTCAAAGATTGAGCGGAACTCGCTGTCCCCATCCTTTTCGTAAACCCCTTCCTCATCTTCCTCCTCGACTTCCTTGTCGTGGATTACCGCAAGGAGGGGCTTTGCGTTGCGTCGCAGGTAGTTACCGTTGCGAGATAGCGAGAACTCCATCTCATCCACGTTGCTCGACATATCCTCCCACGCTGGCGCAGGGCGGTAGATGTACACCGCTGGTATCTTGTCCAGTCCATGATACGCACGGCTCTCCAGTCGCCACTCATTGCCGTCAGCTGTATAGATGATGCGCTCTCTGTCCGTCAGCGTCTCGAGGTATATAGTGCCACCCGAGCTATACTGCACCGATAGGGCGACAAGGTCACCGAACGCATCGAAGAGTGGGAAAATCTGATGCCCATCCATTGGGCTAAATGTGCGCTGTCGTAGCGTCACGATGCTGTTAAACCCATAAGCGGTCGTTGGCTTCTCGACTGCGTGCCAAATGGTAGCCACCTCGCAACAAGCGAAGTACTTCCTCCCTCTGGTGCGGTTGAGTGCGTCGATACGCAAGGCGTTGTACAGGCGCTCGATGAGCTTGGCGGCCTCCTTCTGCTTGTCGTCGTCCGCAGTGTAGCTTCTCGCCACTGGGGTAGCAAAGCAAAGCTCTGCAGTACGAAGAGCTGCGAGCTTCTGAAAGGGGAGAACTACACGTGTAACCTTCTCCTCCTTGTTCGCCTCCGTGATGATGTCGGGGTACTTTGACTTGCTAAGGACTGCGTGCTCCCTAGGGTCATACGCCTTTTTCAGCTCTTCCCACGGGGGGACTATGATATCCTTCCTTTTGAGAGCTTCTACCGCATCGCCTGCGGGCAGCTCTAAAATCTCGGCTATATTCTTAAGCTCCATATACGTAGGTTGTTGATCTTACGTATAGTTACGAAAATAAAGAGAGCGAGGTAGAAAACTGCACACTTTTATCTGCTGATTTATAGCGCATTTGACCGACTGCGCAATACGCAAGAGAGCCGCCCCACGCTGGTAGGACGGCTCTCTATTCGGTCGGATTGGCTAGTCTTTGAGCTTTACCCCTCGGGTCTGAATGTCGGACACGCCACGCTGGAGCGCCTGCACGTCCTCACGTATTCCCTTTAGGTGAGAGGTGTTGTCGTTGATAGCTGCGAGGTGTCGGAGCTGTTCGCCAGCAATAGAGTAGAGGCCACGTACGTCGCTCTGTATCTCGCTTGTGAGCCCCTGCATCGAGCGTAGTAGTCCGTTGTTCTCATCTACACTCTCTTGCGAGGCTTGGGCTATACCCTTCTTCGAGGCTTGGTGGTCAGCCTGCGAAGCCCCCAGTGTGTCGGTCAGCTGCTCCTGCACCGCCTTCATAGCTGCTGTATATGCTGGTACAACCTTTGCGCCTACCTCCTTCATATCTCGGGTAAGCGAAGTCGTGAGATTGACTACCGCCTTCGGGTCAAAGCCCACTGCGGAGAACTTAGCCTTGTAGCGGTCGTATATATCGAGGATAGGCTTCATCAAGAACTGCTCCGTGAGTTGCCTCTTCACGATGTCACGCATAATGTCGCCTACCTTCCTGTTGAACGCCTCGGCTGCATCCTCCCCACGTTCAAAGGCGGAGGCGATAGCATCCCCCAGCTCGTCAGCCATCTTGGAGAAGTCGCCACCCAGCACGTCCTCGGTGAGCTTATTGATGACCTCGCTCTGCTTCTCGCCTAGCTCCGCCAGCTTGCGCCTATACTCATCCACCTTGCCTGCGTCGGTCTTTTTCTTCTTCTGCTCCGCATTCATCTGCTGGGCTACCGCAAGCTGTTGCTCGCTCATCGCCTTCAGCTGCGCACGTGCGTTGCTGTACTTGTCCGCCCCGATAGCTTTGTTCGCAGAGTAGGCTACCTTCTCGTATACTGCAGAGAGCCTGCTGGCGGCTTCCTCGGTGCGCCTGTTGAGGTACGCCACTACTGCGCCAATGTCGGAGATTGTACCCTTGTACTCCCCGACCTTGCTTCTCGCACGCTCGAGGGCTTCGGTGACAGCTTCGTAGCTATTCACCACACGCTCCAGTTGCATGGTGCTTGAGTGGTCTACCTCCCACTGCAGAGCATCTATCCTACCCTGCAGCGCCTTTATCTCCTCGTCACGCTTGCTGTCGTTATTGAATAGGTTAGCTATCGTCTGGGCTACCTGCATAGCAGCCGAGATGACCGCAAGGATAACCGTTGCACGCTCTACCGTCTCCATCGCCGTAGCACTCGCCGTGGCTGTCGCCTGCATCGAAGTAGCAGACGTCTGCGTGAGTTGCAGTATAGAGTTGATAGCACCGAACGCACCAGTAGCGATAGATCCTACACTCTTGAGGAGCTTCCCTGCCGTACCGCCAACCGCCTCGCCTAGCTCATCGAAGCTCTTAGTGCCCTTGTCGATGATGTCGGAGAGGTCTTTCCATTGCCTAATGGTTCGTGCCTGTGGCGCAGCCTTGTCTCTTGCCGTTGCCTTCTCGAGAGCCTTGGAGAGGGCGTCCACCTTGGCACGCGCCTCCGCAACGCTTGCGCCATCTACACCAGAAGCCCCATTAATTGCCTCGAGTTGCTCCTTCGCCTGCTCTAAGGTCGCCTGCAGTTGCTCCAGCGAGAGTATCGCTATCTGCTCCATCCACGCCTTGAACGCTTCGGAGCGTCCTGCGAACTCGCTGTCAATAGCAGAGAGGGCTTCACGCTCCTTGCGGTTGAGCTCGTCCTCATTACTCTTCCCTACGCCATCGTGGTAGGAGGTGCGTCTACCATCGGCGTCGTGCTGATAGAGGGCTTCACGCCTGCGGGCATAGTCCTCTGCGACCTTCGCTCTCCTCTGTTCGTAGCTCTCTGCACCGCTGATGAGCTTCTCCCAGTGTTCTCTCTGCTCCTTTAGCTCCGCCTCTCTGTGGATGCGCTCCTGCTCTGCAAGGAGAGCCTTTGCGCTCTCCCCGAGATTGTCCTTAGTGTACTTCGTTGGGTCGAACGCTTCGCCCTTGTCCTTGGCTTTGGGGTTAGCAGCTTCCCACTTCTTGCGCTCCTCGGTGCGCAGAGCCTCGACAAGCTCTGCCTCCTGCTTGACGCGTGCCGCCTTGCGCTTCTCCGCATTGAGCTTGAGTACCGCTTCTTCCTTCTCCCATCCGTCAGCCATCGTGGCTACTCGCTCCTCCTGTTGCTTGAGCAGTCGTTGTCGTTCGTCCTGCGCCTGCTTCTCTTCGAGGAGCTGCAACTCTACCGCGCGTTGCTTGCGCTCTGCCACCTCGTGCTGTGCGTTCTTCTTGGCTGCGCTTCCACCGCCTGCTCCCCCGCCCTTCTTCGGCTTGAGGCTGTTCCCTGTAAGCGTTTCGTAGGTCTTGGCATACTCTTCCTGCTGCTTCTTAAGCCCTTCGATAGTCTTAGCCTCTTCTCCAGCTCTTATACTGGCATCCTTACCCGCACGTATCTTGGCGATTTGCTCGCTGGCACGCTTGTACCCTTCCGCTGCCTTCTTCGCTGCTTCGGCTACATTGCCCTGCGCCTTCTCCGCCTTAGTGGCGGATACCTCGATGTCTCCGTATAGGGCGTTGATCTCCTTGATGCGCGCCTCCTTGCTATCCTTAGACAGACGGAGCTTGTACACCGCATCGTTGAAGTCATACACAGAGCCTAGAGACTCGCCAGCTGCGTCCATCTTCCTTCGGAACTGCTGAACAAATTCCTTGCTAAAGCCACGCCCGCTCTCGATAGCTGCGCGCACTTGCGCAAACTGCTTGTCTCCAACTTCTGCACCGTATGCCTTCTGGAGTTTAGCACGCACCTCCTTTAGGAGCTTCGCATCCTTTTCATAGGAGCTATCCCCGAGGTCTTTTATCGCCTGCTCTCTGTGGCGTGCCATAATGGACTTACGCACCTCAGTAGTTAGTGCTGTATAAGCACCCGCAAGGTCGTTCACCTCGAGACGCTCCTTCACAAGCGCACTAACCGCCTGCGGGGCTTTGGCTATGAACTCCTGCTTCTTCTCGTTGTACTTAGATAGAGCTTCGTTATGCTCCTTTTGGCTCTTAGTGCCGTCCTCGGTAGCCGTCTTTGCCTCCTTGAGAGAGCGGTAGAGGTCATCGATTACCGCCTTTTCCCCCTCATACTCTCTCACCGCCTCGGCGTGGCTCTCCTTGAGCTTTCGTGTCGCCTCCTCGGCTGCCGTCTCATAGGTCACCAGCTCATAGATACCATACGCCAGTGCAGCAACTGCGGCAGCGGCTAAGGCGTAAGGGTTCGCCATAAGCACCGCATTAAGTCGAGCGGTCACCCCTGTAAGCGTGGTCTTTGCTGCGGAGAGGACACCCGTGGCGGTAGCCTCTGTCGTCTTGCTTGCCGTGGCAATGGCGTTGAGTTGCGCCTCTGTGATTGTAACACCTACTGCGGCTTGCTGTGTCACCAGTTGCTTACGCAGTGCAAGCGTGTAAGCCTCCGTGCCAATGGTAAGCCCCTGCTTCTGCACCATCGCAAGGCTCTCCGCACTTAGCAGGGCTTCAAGGCTTCGGGCTTCCGCCACCCACGCAGAGGCGGAGCGTGCCTTGTGGGGGGCGGCGGTAGCCATGATTACCGCCTTGTAAGCACCAACAGCGGTGACCGCTGCGAATATAGCCTTAGTAAGCACCTCCCAATTCTCTACGGCGGTGGTAGCAATTCCGATACCCGCACCGATGATACCCTCGGTGCGCTCGCCCATCTGGTTAAGCATCTGCTCGTAGGCATCTGAGAGCGCGCCCAGCTGACCTCGCAGCGTCTTACTCTGCCCCTCGAGGTTGCCATAAAACAGACCACCCGCACTCGTTGCGCTCTGCAGTGCGCCCTCGACCATCTCGATAGAGATAGCACCTTCTTCCATAGCCTTCTTTAGCTCCGCCATCGACTGCCCAGTGGTGCGTGAGATTTCCGCAAGGGGATTGAACCCTGCGTTAATCATCTGGTTGAGGTCTTGCCCCATTAGACGACCAGTGCTACTCATCTGAGAGAAGGAGAGGGAGAGGCTTTGTAGCTTATCGCCAGAGCCACCCGAGATATCGCCTAATTGCTTGATGATAGGCACGACCTTACTCCCCTCAATCCCGAAGGACAGCATCGTCTGTGAAGCACGGACAAGGTCGCTCAAGTCCATAGGCGTCTCCGCTCCGAAGCGGGTAAGCTCGCTTAGCATCTCCTTAGCCTTTGGAGCAGAGCCGAGGAACGTAGTAAACGAAGCCTCGAAGCCTTGGAACTCCGCACGCGTCTGAATGATACTGCGAGCAAAGCCCAGTAGTGCTGTCGTCCCGAAGGTCGCCGCTATCGTCTGCCCTACTCGAGAGAACGAACCCTCCATCTGCGACACAGACGCCTCGATAGGCTCTGTCTTTTCCACCACGCCATCGAGGGCGGTAGTGATCTCCTTTCCCATCTTGCCAATCGCAGGGGTTAGCGTGGAGAGCTTCTTATCCATACTTGCAAGGGCTGCGCCTATGTTGTTGCCTGCTGTCGTTGCTGCCGTGGCGACCTCTCCGAAGCCCTGCGACATCTTGGCGGTGAGTGCGTCAATGTCCGTGCCTGCCTCGGTAGCCTTCTTGCCTATCCTCCCGAACTCTTGTTGCAGCTCTTGGCTCTTGGCTTTTGCTTGACTATCGTCCAGTGTGACCTTGAAATCAAGCCCGCCATCTATTGGGGTATTGCTCATAAGTAGAAATCCTTTAAGTCATCGTTCGTTAATGTCGCTGCATCCTTGACCTCCTCAGCTGGCTTGCTGTCCTCCTTGTAGCTTGGTGCGGTGGCAAGGTAGAGCACTATGTTTTGGTAGCTCATCTTGTAGAGGAGGTACTCGGGCGTCACCCCGAGGTACTTAGTCGCAGACGCTATTAAAGCCCACGGGCTGTCGTTGTCTGTTCCACCTTCGTCGGCTTCGCCACTCTTATTGCGCTGAGGAAAGTGGTAAGAGCGAAAAAATCACGCACCTCCAAACGCTCGGTAAGGCGCAGGAACGCGAGAGCGAGGTCGGACACCCCGTGCTTCGCCTCAATCTTTCGTGCGAGCTTCTCCACTGGGTCACCCTTGAGCAGGCGAAGCACACGCTCCA